GCTGGGAGCAGGTCTGGATGATAAGTCCGGTCATCTATATCAAGCATTATGTTTCCACTGGGATCACGCTTCATAATCGTCATTTGACACTCTTTAACAGTAAGCCCATTCTCAGGCAGTAACAACTTCCCAGTCCTCAGTAAATCTTTTATCTTATCTCTCATCAATATCTTGTCATGCTTATGCGCGCTGGCTATCCTTATATGTAACTCCGGATGTTCATTCAGTATCACATTCGTCTTCAACTCTTCTTGAGTCCTCAAGTCATTGTAATCACATTCCCATCTGATATGCTTATTAGCTTCAGCTGGAGACATAGATGGGAAAAAGTCCAGCGCAATGCGCCATAGCTGCTTCACATCATCTTTCAACTGTTGCAACATGGTCTTATTATTTGGTACAGTCAACCTGTTATACTTGTCTTCATAAAACACATAGCCAGACATCAGCTTGCTATCCCATGCTACACCTATAATGGCGTCGTTATCTGCGACACCGTAGTCAAGACCACACAAGATAGTGTCTATTGTATAAGTGGGTATGGGGTCATCTTGACCAAAGGTATGATAATCTGGGTACAGCAATGCATCTGTGTCATAAGCACGCATACCGAAGTACTCGCGTTGTATATACGGATGCATCAGGTCAGGCGTGCCATCTTCATTAACAAGGCCTTTCTCAATACACTTCTGAGCAACAAACTCATCAAAGTTCTGAATAAAGGGATTGTCCTTAGCAATCCAGTGAAAGTGTGGTATATCCATAGTATCCCACACATGATCACCATAGGTACCCTTTATCTTCGCAGGTGTACCAATGAATATCTGTTTATAACTTGTTGAATAGTCCAGCTGCATGGGCTCCAGTACTTCTTGTTGCAAGTACTCCAGCAGGTCTGACTTCAGGTGGAAGAACTCATCTATAATGATTACCTGTGCTTTATGCGATCTAATCTTGTCTGGGTCTTGCGTATTGCTCAAGCCACATATCAGTATCTTAGACCCATTGTCAAACTGTTTCCAGTTCAACCTGTTACCATCTTTATCAGTCAGCTTACACTGGTCTATAATCTGGTTCATTGCTGAGCCCAGTATCTCCTCAGCAAACTTCATAGTTTCACCGATGTATATACAACTTGTATTGCTTTCGCTAAGGCATGTTATTAAACAAATGGCGGCTGCTAGATGCGTCTTACCAGACCTTCTGGAACACATTATCACCTTAGACCCAATACCACTATTCAGTACTTCTAGCTGCTTATCAAATAAACTATGTATAATCTTGTAAACATTATGAGCATGGTCATAATCAGTTTGCTGTACCTTATTCTCTCCAGCTTTTCCATCTAACCTATCAACTAAATATAACAACGCTCTAGTGTCTTTTCCACTTAAAGCCCTATGATACAGCTCCTGTACAAGTGCTTCCGCCTTACTGTTCCCATGAGTCTCAGTAGCTACTGCTTGTACATGTGCTAAGTCTTTCTTAGCCAGCTCAACCTTATGCTTCAGCATATCAACTATGTTCTTGTCTACTTCCACTGTACCTGCGTCTGTAACAATCTGCCCAGTGATAACTGCCTGCGTTAGCAACTGTTCCCACTTCGATGCTAATGACTCAGCTGCATAGATAGCTGCATCTGGTTCACGCTCAACAAACTTATTGATCGTGTACCCACTCTTCTGTGCTATGCTGAATATAGTGTCAGTGATTGATACTTCTGGAAGATTAGTAGTCTCATTATATAGTACTGGCGACTCAAGATAACCTCGTATCTTGCTGGTTATCGTGTTGGCTGGTAAGGCTACATTTCCCATAGTTACTGAAATCATATCACACTTTTACAAAAATGTCAACATATATAAAATATACTTAGTGTCTGGCNNAAGAACTCGATGACAGGACAACTTATTATATTTTCTCTATATGTATATTATATTATTATTTAACTTTTTTATAAATAAGGAAAAAAATAATATAATATAGAAACTCCTGTCATCGAGTTCTTTTGACAGCCCTGCTATGATTCTTGAGCAGGGGCCTTTAGGCACCTTATGATTAAATCATTCACAAGCCCACTTACGCAGGGATGTCTGATACATGGGTCTGGAACCTAGGAATAGTAGTCTTTACCTAGGAGATTAGTGATACAGGAATAGTACTTAGTGATACAGGAATACTGACGCTGGGTCTGGAACAGTTTTTCAGTCATAGGATACATAGTTTCATGGTCAACAATTTTTATCATATTGTATAATGTCGGGTGTATCGTGTGATACATAAAATTGTGTATGTATATGACACAATAGCCCTGACACAAGAGGTCTGGTATTGTGGATTATGCACACAACATCAATGCTCTTGCTTCCTGGTTAAGTGCTCCCCGATGTAACACATTCGCGCTATAACCAGTGTCACTGGATTGTAGCGCACAACAACCACACACATAACAAGGAGAACACTATGCCAGAAGTAACCATTGCCACCGTCCTCGACAAGCACCGGATTGCTCGCCAGGAGTTCCGTGAGCACATTACTGCGCTCAAGGACGAGGAGACCATGCTGAAGAAGGATCGGAAGGACTATAATGCTTTAGCCCTTGCCGACCACATCGGCGTTATCCTCGACCCCAATAGCACTGTGGAGCAGCGTAAAGAGTCCCTTTGGGACATCATTGACCCGCTGTGTGCCCTGGAGATTAAGGGCATCAAGCAAGCGAGCCGGATTGTGAACAAGGTTCAGAATCCGCTCCAGCTGCTGCAACTGTAATTGGCTCGGGGAGCACTTAATCAGCAAGCAAGAGCAAAACACAGGAGGCTTTTATGGAAAGCTATCTCAGCGCCCTGAACATGCTGTTCCAGCTCGTTGACACGCTGCTGCCTGGCTTGGACTCCAATACGTATGCGTATGTAGATGAGTTCTGGCGCCATCAGCATGAGCAGTTCTGGGACATTATCAGCACCGAGCTGGTAAAAGTGAAGCTTGCGTTAGCCGGAGTACCAGACAGGCAGGCTTGGGGCTTGGAGCACTTAGCCCGCTTAAGCGGCATTAGGTGGGTGCTCAAAGACGAGCAGCTGATGGCTGACCATCGGGAAAAGGTCAGAGACGCAGTGCTCGAAACCATCAACGAGTTACACGACTCGTTGATAGAGTAGCACACATTTACCCCTCTCAATCGGCGAGGGGGTGTGCTAAGATGTAAGACTGGTACGTAGGGTACCAGAATGTATCGCTGGAGTACATTCGCATCCAGCAGCACAGTGCTATGGCTAAGGGTGTCAAGCAAACACTTCCGTAGCACTGTGTTTTATTTTTATGTATAGGGAGGTCGAATGATAACAATAACAGCAGATGATTGCAGGGCTTGTAATAAACCCTGCGAAATTGGAAGGGTCATCATTGTATATGATGGCACTTGGGAAGCTGAAGCAGGGTGCTGTGATGGAGCACCCAGGGAGGTATACCATGCGCTTAGGAACGATGAGCAGGTATTACAGGACTAACTATCTGAAATTGCGGGAGCAGTTTCCTGCGATGAGGGCTCGTGTGGCTGAGTCAGTGGCTGCTGAGATGATGTGTCCCATTGAGTGGTACACGAATGAGGAGCGCAAAGCACTGATGGAAGACCACGAGATGGCTATTATCCTTAAGGAGGAGCAGCG